CAACGAACTACGCTGTTGAAACACGCTGGCGCTGCTCGCTTTGCTTGGAACTGGGGACTTGCAAGACGAAAGCAGGAATATGAGGAAACCGGTAAGTCCAGCAATGCTATAGAGCAACACCGGCAGTTGAACGCATTGAAAAAGACAGATTTCCCCTGGCTTTACGAAGTTTCAAAAGCTGCTCCACAAGAAGCCCTGCGCGATTTGGACAGGGCGTATCAAAACTTCTTCCGCCGCGTGAAAAATGGTGGTGAGGCTCCTGGTTTCCCTAAGTTCAAATCCCGCAAAAACGGCATTGGCAGTTTCAGATTGACAGGTGCAATCCACGTCACGGAAACACACATCAAGCTGCCTCGGATTGGTTGGTTAAGATTGAAGGAGCGCGGCTACATTCCAACTGATGGTATCCACATCTTGTCTGTTACTGTTTCAGAAGCGGCGGGAGGGTGGTTCGTTAGTGTTCAATGCAAACAAGAGATTGAGACCACTCAGGCGATCGGTGAACCTGTAGGTGTTGATTTAGGTATCAAAGACTTGGCTGTGATCAGTGATGGAACAAGATTCGAGAACCCGAAACCACTAAAGAAGGCACAAGGAAAATTAAGGCGACTTCAGCGCGAGCTATCACGCCGAAAGAAAGGCGGAAAGAACCGAGAAAAAACACGGAAGAAAATTGCTAAAGCGTATCAAAGAATAGCCAACATCCGGCGCGACACACTACACAAGGCGACTTCGGCTATTGTGGCGAAAACCAAGCCAGATAGCGAACGCCCCAGTGTAGTTGTTCTTGAAGACCTGAATGTGTCAGGCATGTTGGCAAATCATTGCCTGGCGCAGGCAATTAGCGATGTCGGATTTGCCGAGTTTCGCAGGCAACTGGAATACAAGACAGTTTGGTACGGCTCCGAATTGATAGTCGCCGACAGATTTTTCCCATCTTCGCGTCTATGCAGGCATTGTGGTTGCATCAACTCGGAGTTGAAGTTATCAGATAGGGAGTGGACTTGCGACTGTGGTGCAATACATGACCGCGACCTAAACGCAGCCATCAATCTCAAGAATTTAGCAGCAAAACTACCGAGAGTTCCTCGGAAAGTTACGCCTGTGGAGAGTGATATAAGACCAACAGCAGTATCGTTGGCAGCCTCTTTGAAGCAGGAACCAAGCGCAGAATCTCATGGTAGATTCTGGTAGGTATTGGAGAACGGATGAGAAGAAGGCCAAACAGAATGAACCCATCAAAAAGAAAATTATTGAGCTTCAAAAAAAGATAGAAAGGAAAAAAGTAGTATATCAAAAAGCCGAGGAACATTGGAAGAGTATAAAAGATGATAAACAGGCGGATGAGTATGCCGATAGTCATCTAAGTCTTATTAAGACCAATCTAAAACTTGCACAGGAAGAATTAGCGTCGCTCAGAAGTAAGTTGAAAAAATAAAACAGGAGCAAAAAATAGTAGGGAAGGCACACGCTTGAAATGGAAATAGAGAGAGTGGTGGAAAAATATTTGGCGGAAAAAGAGACTACCTATGAAGATGAACAATATTTCGAGGCCGGATATCAGGAGAGAAAAATCGATGTCTGTGCAACCTGCCTTCACATTGATATAGGCAAATTTAAAAATAGATGTGTAAATCCACAAAATATAAGAATATCCAGAAAATATGGAACACTTACATTTTGGGTATCATTGAACGGCGTATGTAAAAAATATACACCAAAATAAAAAACTGTAACTGAAAACCCTTGATAATCCTGTGTTTTAACCAATCTGTTCAAAACAATCAAAAAACCGATAAATAATTCCAAATGGAGGAAAGTATGTCTATTCTTGATAGAATTGATGAGTTTCTTGCGAAAGATCAAAAGAGGCTTCGCAAGAGAGATCCAAAACGATGTTTGAAAGAAAGCTTTGATATGGACGAGCTTCTCGATAGGATGGGAAATTTCATCTATAGCCTTGACCCAAATGTTCTTGATGCTGAAGGCAAAAGGATCAGAGAGGAAATTCTCTCGGCCTTCGAACCTCCATTCGAACTGACAGATAGAGATTGGAATTTCGATGAGACACATCTTGATGACGATACATCCGAAATGGATGTAGTAGACGATGAAGTGGTTGATGATACCATAGCAGACGAATATGCAGATATCGAAGATGAAGTTGTCGAATCGAAGAAACCAAAGAAAAGACTTAAAAGACTCTCTGAGTCTAAGAGTAAAAAATAATACAGGAGGAAGAGTAGATGGAAGAAATCTTGAAAGTGCTCGGTATTGAGAAACTCGAAGAGTCACAGATTTCAGCCGTAAAAGAGAAGCTGGAAGCCATCGTGGATGTAAAATCCCGTGAGAGAGCAGACAAGCTTGTCAAGGAAGAATCTGAGAAACTCATCGAGGAATACGAGGGCAAGTTTGAGGAATATAAAGGCGATATCACATCAAAGTTTTCCAATTTTGTAGATACCGTTCTTGAAGAAGAACTCAAGTTGCCTGATAAAGTTGTGGAATATGCAAAGAAGGGCGAACTTTATGATGAAGTCATTCAGGAATTCAAAGTAAGACTTGCTATTGATGAGGGAGTTCTGAATGAGGAAATCAAAGGCCTTCTCCGCGAAGCAAAAGAAGAGATCATCAAACTGAAAGATGAACTCAACAAAGAAACTTCAAAGAGAATTCAGGCAGAAGAAGATGCCCGTGCTCTTGCATCTCATCTCTATTTGAGAAAGAAGTGTGACGGCCTCACAGAGGCACAGAGGAGAAAGGTTCTCGACCTTCTGGGCGATCTGAATGAGAAAACAGAAATCGACAGAAAGTTCCAGATTGTTGTTGACACCATTCTCGAACAGGAAGCACCGGATGCCGAATTTGGTCTAAAGCCAGGCAGCCAGGAGCCTGATGCAGAGGCAAAGACAAATGATTGTGTTTGCCCATCCTGCGGTTCTCACGCAACCACAAAAGGTGCGTGCTCCGCAATGGCCTGCCCATCCTGCGGCGCCAAGATGAAAGATGCTGATGAACCAACTCCAGCGGAGGATATGGGTCAAGGCAAAATCGAGGTCGAAGATCAGGAAGGAAAGCCGGTCGAGGAAAGTGACGATCCTTTTAGCAAGTATCTGAAGGGAGTTGTCACCATTCTGAAAGAGAATAAATTCTAAATTTTATAGGAGGAAGATTCTGAAATGAGAGAACAAACAAAGCAGTTGATTGAGAAATGGGATAAGGTTCTCGCCGAGGGAAATAAAATTCGCTCTCAGAAGATCAAAAAAGCTACGGCTCTTATGCTCGAGAACGAATATAAGTACCTCACGGAAGCAGGAAACTGGTCAGAAGTCGGCCGTGGATCGCCCTATGCGATTTCCGGTGATTTTCATCAGATTGCCGTTCCGATGGTAAGACGTACTTTCCCTGAGCTGATTGCCCACGATATCGTTGGTGTTCAGCCACTCACAGGCCCGGTAGGGCTGGCGTTCGCGCTCAGATTCAGAGCCGGTGGTGCATCAAATTATGCTGGAGCGCCTGGTACGGAGCTCGGTTATAATACGATGGATACTACCTATTCTGGATCTTACATCACATCTGCTGGTGAAATTCTCGGTTCTAATGTTACTGGTGATGTCGGCCTCGGTGTTGGTGCGGGAACCCCCATCAACGAAGTAAACCTCACGGTTGAAAAGGCACAGGTAGAAGCCAAGACAAGAAAATTGAGAAGCAGATGGTCACTTGAAGTTGCACAAGACCTCAAAGCAATGCACGGTCTTGATCTCGAAGAGGAGATGATGGACATTCTTGCATACGAAATTACGGCGGAAATTGACAGAGAGATCGTCAATGTCGTGAACGGTATTGCGGAAACCACAACTTGGTCATATTCAGCATCCGCGGATGGAAGATGGGAATCTGAGAAATACAGAAACCTCTACAACGTGGTTGTTCGTAGAGCCAACAAGATCGCGATTGACACTCGTAGAGGAGCTGGTAATTTCGTACTGGCATCCCCATATACTTGTGCCGCATTCGAAGGTCTTTCAAGTTTCGTTATTCACCCAACTGACGGCGATATGAATACTCTCGTAGCGGGTATCTCCAAGATGGGTTCTCTTGATGGCCGTATTACGGTCTACAGAGACACATTTGCCGCATCCGACTATATGACAGTTGGTTACAAGGGCCCATCAGAGTATGATGCAGGTATTATTTACCTTCCATACATTCAGCTGATGGTATCAAAGACTATCTTTGAGCAGTCCTTCCATCCAACCGTTGGTTTGATGAGCAGATATGCTATCCACCAGCACATCTTCGGTAGTAACCTCTACTACAAGAAGGTTGATATCAGCGGTCTACCATCCTAATGTAAATTAGGAGATGACAAAACTGAACCCCCTCTCTCGTAGAGGGGGTTTTTTTTGATTAAAATTTACTATTTACATAATAGTAAAAAAATGATATAATCTTATAGATATAAATATAGGCATATAAATGTAGGAGAGTGACATTATGCCAGAATTACATAGAAAAAATCTTGAGGAAATTCTTGACATTGAGGTCGTGGATGTTCAAAATGAATTGAATAAGGCACAAACTCAAGAAGGTGGTCAAGAAGAACCGGAACAGATTTTGAGAAAAAACATTACCAAAGCCAATTTCATTCTCGACCAGATCGAAGCGGAATTGAAGAACGGTAATTTTTCAGCGAGACTTGTTGAAGTGGCGAGTTTGATAATAAATTCAGTAACTCAAGCCTCAACTCAAATTATGATAAATAAGTCAAATATAGATAGTTTACAGATTAAACGAGATGTGTTAAAATTAAAAGAAAAAGAACTTGATATAAAAAGTAGATTACTTGCCGGGCAACAACCGGCGGGTAGGGATAGATTGGTTATTACTGATAGGGAGACAATCCTGAAATATCTCAAAGACGGACAAGATGTTAAAAAGATAGAAGCAAAAACACAGATGGAGGCGAATAATGATGAATAAAGATTTCCGAAGCATCATATTAGATCAGCGCAAAGACCGCAAAGTCGCCCAATGGGAAGGAAAATGTTTGGATTACCTTTATATGGTAAAGAATAATCCGGATATTGCCAACTTTGCACCGGGCAGGATTTTCAATATGATTATGAGGTATGGTACAGAAGATGTAGACAATACCCTCAAAATCAGAGGTTATGAAGATCTGGTGCGCTACAAATTTTTTGACAACAAGATTTATGGAACCCTTGAGGCACTCCACGATATTATGAAGTTTCTCAAGGCTGCCGCACGAAGAACCGAAACTGGTAAGAGGATCCTTATTATGGTGGGCCCCGTGGCTTCGGGTAAGTCCACAATTTCCGCCCTCATCAAGAGGGGTCTGGAAAGAGATAGGACACCGAAATATACAATCAAGGGATGCCCTATCCACGAAGAACCTCTACATCTCATTCCTCTTGATGACCGCCCAAAATGGGAAGAGATGCTCGGCGTAAAAGTTGAGGGAACACTCTGCCCTGCTTGCCAGCAGATGGTTGAGGAAAGCTATCTTGCAGAAGATGGTCATATCAAATGGGAAGAGGTTCCTGTCACGACTATCCAGTTTTCGGAGCAGAAGCGAGTTGGTATTGGAACATTCCAGCCATCCGATCCGAAATCTCAGGATATTTCCGAGCTTATCGGCCGTGTCAATATGTCCAAGATGACAAGGTATGGTGAAACAGACCCAAGGGCATATCAGTTCAACGGTGAGTTGCAGGTCGCTAATGGTGGAGTGATTGAGTACATCGAGTTATTGAAGGCTGATGTGAAGTTCCACTATGTATTGATTACTGCTGCTCAGGAACAGATGATCAAAGCACCGGGCTTCCCACAAATGTACATTGATACATTGATTTTAGCCCACACGAACCAGACGGAATATGATGCATTCCGATCAGAGAAGAAGAACGAGGCTCTCCACGATAGAATGTATCCTATTGTTGTTCCTTGGAACCTCCGTGTGGATGACGAGATAAAAATCTACGAGAAGATGATTCGTGAATCTGATTTTCGTGGAATACATATTGCACCAAATACTTTGAAGGTCGCCGCCCAGTTTGCCATTTTGACAAGATTGGCGCCATCCAATAAGGTTTCCTCTATCGTCCAGAAGATGAGGATTTACAATGGGGAAATCACAGAAGAGCTGAAGAAACAGGAAATTGATGTGAAGGCTCTTCGTATGGAAGGTAGGGAGCAGGGTGAGGGAATGAAGGGTATTTCTCCAAGATTCATCATCAACGCCCTCAACATCGCCCTCGGGCAGAAAGAGGAAAAGAAGTGTGTCAATCCTATTGACATTATCAGAGCACTTCGTTCCAATTTCGAGCACCAGATTGGTATCACGGAAGAGGAAGCGAAAAAGTATCTTACACTTCTTCTCGGTGAAAAAGAATCTGTAAGTGCCGAGTTCAAGGATATCGCCAAGAAGGAAGTAAATATGGCGTTCCTCTCCGCCTATGAGGAACAGGCACAATCTCTCTTCGAGAACTATATTCGTAATGCGGACGCTTTCTGCCGTAAGGAGAAAATCCAAGACTCGATTACGGGTGAATATAGTGATCCCGATGAGAAATTGATGAGGCAGATCGAAGAGTATATTGGTATTCCTGTCAATTCCAAAACGGAATTTCGAAACGGTATATTCGTTTACAAATCCGCCCAGCTTGAGAAGGGTGAACTATTCACCTTCAAGACCTATGATCCTCTTCGTATCGCGATTGAAAAGAAACTGATGAGCGATCTCAAAAATGTTGTGTCTCTTACCCTTGCTGATAAGTCTGCAACGGACAAGAGAACACAGATGAAGAGAAAGTCCGCCGTCAAAAATCTTACCAACCGCGGATACTGTCCAGAGTGTGCTAACATTCTTCTTTCCTTCGTGGGAGAAATCCTTCGCAAGGAAGAGTAATATCTCCTCCAAATCGGTGTGAGATGCTTCGGGAGATGGCGGTGGCAGATTTCTCTGCCACCGCCACATAATAAAAAGGGGTTTCAATATGGCTATTATTTCGCATGAAAATTGGGATTTATCTTCGAAAGGTAGGAAAGATGCCGCCCGGCACCGCGAGAAAATCGAAGATACAATCAGAAAAAATATAAAAGATATTATTGCCGAGGAATCTATAATTACTCAAAAGCACGGTAAAACTGTGCGTGTTCCCGTCAAGGGATTGAGGGATTATCGCTTCGTTTATGGTAGTACCGGAACTTCTGGTGGTGTTGGTCAGGGAAAAGGTAAGGCGGGAGATATTATAGGCCGCAGGCCGAAGAAGGGAAAAAACGGCGAAAAGGCCGGTAATGTTCGTGGTGAAGATTATATGGAAACAGAAGTTGATATAGATTATCTTATCAACATTATGTTTGAAGATTTGGGGCTTCCATATATTGAAGAAAAAACCAAGGCGGAGTTACTTGTTCCTTCAGGATGGAAATTTGAAACTATTTCCAAAGTGGGCATTCATCCCCGAATACACAAGAGAAGAACAATCAAAGAATCCATAAAAAGGATGGCAATTTATGCCGCCGAAATTATGGAGGCGACATCCTGTGATGAGGAAACAGCTTACAAGGCTCTTGCGACAGCCTATGGTGACTTGGTAATTGCTATTGAACTCGTAAAAAACAATAAGGTCAATCCTGATGCTGATGTCCAATCCCTCTTTATTGAAGATGAGGATTTGAGGTTCAAGCAAATGGATCAAGAATTTGAAATTCATAGTAATGCGGTTGTTGTTGCTATGATGGATACTTCCGGTTCGATGACGCCCGAGAAAAAATATCTTGCTCGTTCAATGTTGTTCTGGATGGTCGAGTTCTTGAAGAAATCCTACAATCACGTTCAAATAAGATTTATTGCTCATCATACAATGGCCTCTCTGGTAGATGAAGAGACTTTCTTCAAAAAAGGTGAGAGTGGGGGAACCTATTGTCACACGGCTTTTGACCTTGCGAAGGAATTGGTTGAAAGGGAATATCCTCTTGACCAATGGAATGTATATGTAGTATATGTTTCCGATGGTGAGGATTTTGACCCCGATGCTACAATGCAATCCACCAAGGCACTTCTTGAGAAGAAAATCAATATGCTGGGATACTGTGAAATTCATATTTCTTCTCAAGGATATTTTCACGCACCACACGGGAATTTGATGGAGAAGTATACCAACACTTTCAATTTCAAGATTGAAACAGAGGCCGGAACCAATTTCTATAAGGACGATGAAAAGCACTTTCTGGCCTGTATTATAAAGGGGAAAGAGCACATATATCCAGCGCTCAAACATATGCTATTTGAGAAAAAGAAGGATAAAAAATAATGAAAAAGAGTGACCTTCAGAGATTGATAAAAATTGAAGATAGGATCAAACAGCTCGTTGAAGAGTATGGAATGAAATGCCTTCCGGTTGAGTTTGATGTGGTGCCTCCACAGAAAATGATGGAGATTTTGGCGTATAGGGCCCCCACAAATATTTCCAACTGGAAATACGGTAGGGATTATGAAAGACTGAAAACTGTATTCGACACGGCAGACCCGAACCTTCCTCTTGAGCTGGTTGTTCACGATAATCCATCCAGAGCCTTCTTGATGAACTCCAATACTTTGTCTGTTCAAGTTCTGGTTATGGCGCACGTCTATGCGCATGTCAATTTCTTTACGGAAAGCAAGTGGTACAGAAACTCCCGTGAGGACATTGTTGAAGTGTTGGCCGCCGCCCAGAAGAGGTTCAATGACTATGAAAGAATATACGGTCTGGACGAGGTGGAAAGAACAGAGGATGCCGGACACGCACTCCAATGGCACTCTTCTCCATTTGAGACTGAAACGGAGATGGAGAGAAAGAGAAGGGTCTTTGAGCAAATAAAGAAAAAGAAACTTCCTTCCAAAGCCGCCTACGGTGATATTCTTATTGATACAAAAGAACGAAAAGTCGAGGACTGTGAGGTTTATAATAACCGTGTGTGGAGAAAAATATTGGCTACTACACCGATAGAACCCACGGAAGATATATTGAGGTTCATTATCGACAATTCCCGTATACTGGAAGATTGGCAGAAAGACATTCTGGAAATCTTGAGAATGGAAGGACAATATTTCTGGCCATATTCCAAGACAAAATATATGAACGAAGGATGGGCGGCATATTGGCACGACATCTTTATGAACCGTCTTTTTGATGAAAAATTACTTACTGCTGAAGAACACGGACAGTATAACTACAGCAATTCCTTGGTAAAAGCCACAAACAAGATGGGAATGAACCCATACTTGATTGGTTCCGAAATGTGGAAGGAAATTGAAGAGAGATGGAACAAGGGCAGATATGGTACGGATTACGAGAATTGTACCGATGTCAAAACCAAGGAGAGTTGGGATACAAAGGAAATGAGAGGCCGGGAGAAAATGTTTGAGGTTATGAGGAGCTATACCGATTGGTTCTTTATGCAAGATTTTCTCACAGTCGATTTGATTGATAGACTTGACCTTTATATTTACCAGATACAGGAAACCGTGGCCTCAATTGACTATGTGAGGACAAGCCATACAGCGGAACAAGTCAGACAATTGATTATCAATAGTTTCGCGAATAGTGGTATTCCAAAAATTGAGATTGTAAATGGAAATCTTGATAAGGACGGCCATCTCCAGCTTGTTCACAGATATAACGGTATTCCCCTCAATAAGAAATATACACAGGAAACATTGAAACATATTTATTACCTGTGGGGAAGGCCCGCGACATTGAAAACTTGTACAAAGGATAAGAAAACTGGTAAAGACAAGGAATTGTTTTATACAGAGGACGGTTCTGAAACTCAGCCTTCTTCCGGTTCTATGGACTTTGAGAACCCATTTCAGGCTTTTCACTTTGATATGACGGACTTAGCTCCGATTTTATAACAGTTTCCCCTTTTTATTGTTTCGCCCCCATAAATACATATGAAAGTATGTTTTATGGGGGTTTTCTTGCGTGCCAGTCAGATACGATGATTTTGTAAAGAGGCCTCTTCAAGAGTATTCTTATTCTCCCGAAGAGGTTGTCGAGCTGTCAAAATGTTCCCAAGATATATGGCAATTCTTGAAATATATAAAAATCGTACATCCAGACAGGGGGAGAATCAATTTCGAGCCCTATCCTTATCAGAAAAAAATATTGAGAATATTACAGGATGAGAGATTTGTCATTGGTCTTTGGAGCAGACAGAGTGGTAAAACGACTACTGTGTGTGCTTATGCTCTCTGGTATGCCGCGTTCAATGAGGATAAGACTATTGGCATCGCGTCCAATAAACAGATATCAGCTATTGATATTCTTTCCCGATTGAAAATAATGTACGAGGAGCTTCCGGTCTGGATGAAGCCCGGCGTACAGGAATATTCCAAAACATTCGTAAACTTTGATAACGGCTCAAAAATTATGGTGGCAGCCACATCTCCGGATTCTTTCCGTGGTAGAACCATCAACCTACTGATACTCGATGAGTTTGCCTTTGTTCAGAAGCATAAGGCAGAAGAGTTCTGGGCATCCAACTTGCCCACCATCGCGGCCTCGACAGAATCGAGAGTTGTAATTATTTCCACACCAAATGGTATGTTCAATCTCTATCACAGGCTTTACACACAGGCCGAAAGACAGGAGAATACATTTATTCCCATCAGGTCAACTTGGAGAGATGTTCCGGGCAGAGACAAGAAATGGGCAAGTGACCAGAGAAAAAATCTGGGCAAACAGAAATTTGCTCAGGAATATGATGTTGAATTTCTCGGTTCCACCAATACAGTTATTGATTCCGATGTTATCGAGGGATTGTATGATAAATGTGTACAGCCGGTTCTCGAACAGTCAAATGGAAAGTTGAAAATATATGAAAAACCGATAGAAAAGGCAACATATGTCATCGGAGTGGATACTGCAAAGGGTACTGGTGAAAACTATTCCACGATGCAAGTATTGAAAATAGTCCAAGTCAAGCCAATCAAACTTGAGCAGGTCGCCGTGTTCAATGATAATTATATTGATGTTTATACATTTGCTGACATTGTAAATAGGACGGCGATATATTACAACTCGGCTTTTGTTATGGCGGAGAACAATGCTGAGGGCTCTACAGTTGTTTCAAGGCTATGGTGGGAGTACGAAAACCCTGGCCTTGTCAATTCCGGTGCAAAGATGAAGGATTTGGGAATAAGAGCGGATAGGAGAACAAAGCCAAAGGCTGTCATTCTGATGAAGAAACTGGTGGAAGATGGTAGTTTATCTTTGGTTGACTATGACACAATTGACCAGATATCCACATTTATAGAGAAAGAAGGTAAGTTTTTCGGGAAAGATATGCCAGATGACCTTATTACATCCCTGTACTGGGCCTGTTATTTCACTTCATTGGATATGCTGGAAGAATCTTTCGAGATAAAAAAGACAGAGATAGAGGACGATGTTTGGGGCGTTTTGAGTGATATTGAACCCGTTGCAGAGGATTGGAGCTGGCTTACCAATACTGGAAAATTACTTGAATAAAATATAAATAATAGAGAATTATAGTGTCTTTCGGGGGAAATGAAATGTCCAGATATAATAACATACCACCAAAACTTGTGCAGGTTATGCAGGGCGTAGTCAATGCAGACAGGGCGTTTGGAAGAGGTAACATTGTTTTGACCCAGCAAATTGTCGAAAATACGATAGAACTTCTGGAAGAAATCAAGGAATTGTTGGAGGAAAAATGAGCGTGGATAAGAAAATTACAAAGTATCTGAAAGAGGCCGATATGGAAGCCAGAAGGGCAAGAGCCGAATGGCAAGTAATTTATAATACAATTGATAATATTATGGATGATGCAATTGAACGGGCAGAGGATCAAGTGATGATTGCACAGGAAAAAATAGACAAGATTTACAGAAAAGCAGTTGCCGATGTAGTAAAGGAACTTGACGAGGCAAGCGATGCCGCAGAAGGCGCATGGGGAATACCATCCAGAACAGTTGATAAATTTTTCAAGGATAAATATCAAGAATTGGTGGCAAAATATGTCACACCCCATCAGAAAATAGGTAATCCAATGGTTGAACCCTTTTGGGATGCAGTACAGGATGAATGGATAGAAACAAGATGAGTAAATTATTGAAGGATGACATTGGGAGTAGACATCCGTTAGCAAAGGTGCCAGTTGATATTCATAGAATAATGGATATGTTGAGGGCACTTGAAGGATCATATCTGAATTATAATGATAAAATGGCATTTACTTTTATTGATGATGCCATAGAAATACTGGTGGCTATGAAGAAGGATATTGAAGATAAAATAGAAGCTGGAGAATAAAATGCCTCTGAAACCATATAGACCAATCAAAAAATCTGAATTGATAGAAAAAATAAAAAGGAGACTCGGTTATCCTGTAATAAAGGTGGAACTGGACGATGCCCAGATATCAGACCATATAGACTATGCTCGCCAAAGATTTATCAAATGGGCAGTAGGACAGGGTGTTATTGAAAGATATTTTACCGTAGCTCTGTCAGCCGGGGTCACAGAATATGAACTGCCAGGAGATGTTACAGAAGTTCTTTCATATGATACAAAAACCACGGGCTCAATTCATACACTTTTCACAGTTGAAAATTACCTGTATAATGCGGGTATGTACGATATGTTACTGATGAGAGGTGGGGGTTCTGGATATACATTGGTGTCTTACCACATAGCAAGAGATTTCCTTGACACTATAAGACGATATGTTTTCGATTCTTACAACTTTACATATCATAGACATTCAAACATACTTGAAATACAACCCCCACCACCATCAGGTGGCACAGTATATTATAATGATGTTTGGATAGACTCTCCCGGCTTTATCCTTGTGAGGGCTTATGTACTGGAAGGAACGGAAGATGATTTGTATGACAATATGTGGGTATTTGACTATTCAACCGCGCTTTGTAAACAAACATTGGGAAGGATAAGATCAAAATTTGCAAATTTCACAAGTATAGGTCAGACAGGACTTTCTCTTGACGGTGATACTTTGCTTTCTGAGGCACAAACAGAAATGGATAAATTGGAAGAACAACTACGGTCAGAAGAAGCGTGGGAAGGGTACGGAATATATATCGGGTAAATAAATGAACAAATCCAATAGAACTGGTATACAGAAACCTCAATGGAATTTATATGACATAGAGGGCAATCAAGAGCATATGCTCGCGGAAAGCCTGATTATGGAATATACAGACATTGCCGGTGTCCAGATAAATTATTACATCCGGTCAAATGCTATTGAATATGACACATTATATGGTGAACATACGAGCACGGCATATGAGGATCCGAAAACGACACGAATAATTTACGAAGTGGCAGACGAGCCGAATTTGTGGTCATCTTTCGGAATGGTCGGTGGTGATGTCATTACAGCACATATCCCGATGAATACTTGGAGAAGGGATGTGAGCAAGACAGTAAATCCCAAAATTGGTGATGCTGTTCATATTGCCTGGTATCAGATGGCTGACCGTGCTTTCGAAGTTTGCCACGTTGATGATGATGATAAAGCATTCCAGCTCAAGAAAATGATATGGGTTCTGATTTTGAGGCCATTCAGATATTCTGAGCAGAGTGAGAGTGCGGAGGATATCGCAGTCACAAGTAAACCCATTTCTGCATACGGTGATAATACTTGGATTGAGGAGCAATCCAATACAATTGATAGTTACGACGATATTGATACGAAAATCTATGGGTATTGATAAAAAATGATAGACAAAGTAATCCAGAAATATATCGGTGAGCAAAACGAGGTATGTCCTGTTTGTGGTAAGAAGATGATAAGGGCGAGAACAAGGACAAGGGGTGGAGCCAGAGGAGATGGGGGATATTGTCACGGTCATTCTATGTGGCATCCCAAAAATAAAGAGCGTGTTTTCCCTTCATTGAAAGAGGGATACAAGGAAGATTTGGCAGCATTGAGAAGTGCTGACAAGCAAATCCAGAAAACTCTTTTTGGCCACTATCCAGAACTTGACAAGATTGCAAAAGAACTAGCAAGAAGTGTTGCTATTGATATCAATAATAAGACCCACGGTGTCGTATCGGATATGCCCTATAAGGCACAGTATGTCTTGGAGAAGTTAATAAGGTTACTACAGGAGAAAGTATAATGAAAACGATTGAAGAGAAGATTGATATGTATCTGACAGACGCCACAATATATCATTCTCCAAAGGGAAGAATTGATCTTTCAAAACTCGATCTGAAAGCCATTGGGTATAAAATGACGAAACAAAAATGTTGTGGAACCTGTGACTATTATCTTGAAATGACTTGTAGAAATGAACAAAATATGAGTATTATTGCTAAAGAATATGATATTCCCATTCCAATCCACGCGGGATTGGATGTAGACCCACAGGGAATTTGCCCAAATTATGAGGAGTATTGAAATGAAAACGATTGACGAGAAGATTGATAGATATTTGAACGAAAATATTTCTGAGGCAATTGATAGCAGGTTTAATCCATTGAGAGGACAACTCAAGGCTGCACAGAAAAGAGCTGAGGAGGCTTTCAAAGAAACTGTTTCAAAAACATTGAATGCAATGGATGAATATGCTGAGAATACTTGTATGGAAATATACAAAGATGATCCGGTTGGGCAGAAAAGATGTTTCCAAACCTTTTATGCAAAGCTTATTGTTTTTGTTCAAGATCAGCTTCTACAATATATATCAGAGGATCTGGTAAGTGAGCTCGTAAGTGAGATGGATGAGCACGCCAAATTCATCAAGAAAAAATATGGATGGTATGTCAAATGAAAAGAATAGATGATAAAATCGAAAAGTATTTGACTGAAAATATTGATCCCGAATATCACGAAGAATTGCTCCTATATTATAAAAAATGGTGTGAGAAAAGGTTACCAAAACTTCTTGATGATATAGAAGATAATATGAAATCCCTTGGCGCCGGATTTTCTCGTAAAAGTATAGAAGATACAATTCGGAGCATCAGAAAAGATCTGATGAAATTGAGGAGAGATTACGATGCAAATAGATAAGAAGCTTGAAAAATACTTGAAAGAGTGGACATATCAAAAGCAACCTGAATGGGAAGAAATCAAAAAGCTACTGGATGATGCCGAAGATGATATTCAAATGGTTTATGACAACTTCGAAAAGAACCTGAAAAGATTATCATTCAATGCCTTGGTGACTATTGCTGATGAAGAAAACGAATTTTGGGATTGGATAAGGGAACGAGAGAATGGTGGATATGATAACGAACAGCCACTATTTGACAGGCTCATCTGGTTTTCCGAAGATGTGGCAAAAATCTCAAAAATAAAACAGGCGGTGGAGAAAATAAAGAAATGAGGCTTAAAAATTACTTGACGGAACAGGCAGACCCAACTTTCGTATATCTACTATCAATAGTAATGGGAGGACTGCTCGGTCTCGCCATTTCAAGAGAGGCGCAAGATATTTATCAAAGGATAAAAGTCAAAGTCCAGAATTATTTTTACAGTAAAAGGGGGGAGGAGATTGTGGAAAAATTGAGGGCGGATGAGACATTTCAAGGCCTTCTCAAAAAATATGCTGAAAAATATACTCAAAAACAGGGCGCGTGGGCGGATTATTCAATGCTATCTTATAACATAAAAAGGGCGGTTGAAAGACGCCTGGACGATGATGAGAAAAAATATCTTTATTTCATCCTTGGAAAAATCAGGGAAGAAGATTTGGACGCTTTAACAAGGACGGGGAAAAAGAAATGAAACTTGAAAGCGGAGATTATGTTGTAGGAAGGGCACAAATCAACAAGAAGGTTATGTTGAAAGGTGTAGTGATACAGGAAATCAACAGCTGGTCTGCCCTTGTTGCGTATTTTGATGAGAAGAAAAGACCACAATATAGAATACTCTTTCACCCGCAACTTCTCAATGAAGAGCCACCAGATGATCTGATTGAGAAAGCGAAAGAAAATCCATATTGGGGAAAATCTCCGAATGAAAAAGTAATACAGAGGACAAATGTATGAAAAAAGAAGATAGACTTATTGAAAAATATCTCTATATAAAAGAACCGATGAATTTGATGGAGGCCGCCGGGCTGTGGGATCTGACAAAGTTTATGTTCAAGATAGCCTCCGCAAAAAATATTGATGATGCGAAGAGATTATCGTCTATACTGGGGGATGTCGATAATAAACTATGGGCAGAATATATAAAGATACTTGACAAGAGCCCTAATGAGGAGCCAATAATTAAAAAATATGTAAGCCAGGAATTAAAATATACAGGAGATTTGAGAGATGTTCCGGAAGATAAAAGGGCCCAAGTATGGGCAATGACCGTATATCTTGCCAAATCGGGGAGTTTGAGTTTATAATGAAAGCAATAGAAATGATATCCAAAATCTTCAAGGGAACAAAAAAAGATGAGGACTGGCTTGAGGGAGGTAAGCATCTCATCAAGACATCCATTCAAGATCTTGAGCTTCAGAGGAAAAAGATTTTTGAGGCATATAAAGACAATCCAGCAGAAGCTCTCAAGAATTTTGACAGATATGTAAGAATAAAGAAAGATGTGAATACCAAGAAGGGAGAGGAACTTGGTATACCAAAGGAAATAATCAAGCAGATGAATTATAATATGGACTATGCGGCGAAGGATGAGAGAAGCACGCTTGCCAGAGATTTGGAGGGAATGAAGAGATGAGTATAGAGAAGAAAATTGGGGAATATTTGCGAGAGGCCGCGGCCCGCGACCCGAAGCTAAAAGACCTTGATAAGAGAATTGATAAGCTGGAAGATGAGATAGAAAATGTATTGGATGATTTACAGGATGCCTTCGATGAAATTCAAAGTAATTGGTCAAGCGCTTCAGGGATGATGTACGAAATGAATTTGGATTATATACCTGAAGTTCAAAGTAATTTGAAACTTCTCATAAAAGTGGCCAATGACCTGATTACGAAGGTAGATAATATTACAAACTTGGAAGCAATGAGGCAGAAGATAAACAAGAGGTTGAATAAATGAGACTTCAAAAATATTTGAAAGAATTCAAAACGAAACCTCAAGATGTAGAAATCTTGGTAAACAAGATTGCCAGAACACGGGCACACCCGATGGAAAAGGGGGGAAAGACTATTGCCGGAGATATTTTCTACAGCGATATTTCCCATATGGTAAGTAAGATGGAGAGCAATCCGAATGACAGATATAAGCTCTTCCAGCAGATAGTGGCCGGATTGCAGAAAAGAGGATTTTGGGTTCACAGCTGATGAAATTTTCCACATTCCTTACGGAACAGAAATCAAAAGCGGTGGGAATTTTCATAGGTAGAATGTCACCACCTACGAAAGCCCACCAAAAAATTATTGAAGATGCCTTGAAGAGATATTCGAGGGTGTATATTTTTATCATCGAGGGTGAGAAATCCTCAAAACTTGCCAAGAATTTCCTCACATACAATCAGAGAAGATCGATCATCAGAATAACGAACCCGAAGGCGCAACCGATATTGTCATCCCACGGCTATATTCCTGACATCATTGAACAGGAAAATATCGAAACTGGGAATGGAATTGCAATTATTGCCGGTTCTGACAGGATTGACGGATATAAAGTACAGTTTCGGGGAGTGGATTATAATGTCATCTTCGATGAAATAAAAAGAACCGAGGAGGATATTTCTGCGTCCAAGGCAAGAAAAGCTATTGGGAATAATGATTTCAAGGAATATAAAAGGAATGTGGCAAAAGGATTGGATAATGAGGAATGGTTTGAGAAGTTTCGCAAGCTCCTCAAGGCAACAGTTGGAAGGCCTGGAAATGTCAGGGGTCAGCTGTTCAAGGAAGAAAGGACATACACCATACAGGAACTCATCAATGAGGATATCAACCGCCATATGGAACATTTTGAGGACAATATGTTCAACAACGGTGTGGACGGTATAAAAAAGAACATCGAGTTGGCTGAGCTAATTCGCGACACGCTTTCCGGAGATTCGAAAAATAGGGCGACCATCACAGTCAAATGGGATGGTGCGCCAGCTGTTTTCTTTGGTATCAATCCGGAGAACAAGAAATTTTTTGTTAGCACAAAAGCCCTCTTCAACAAGACACCAAAATTGGCCTACACGGATGCCGATGTAAATGAGCATTTCGGTCATGCGCCAGGACTTGTAGCTAAGTTGAAAACATCCCTCAAATATCTATCAGATCTCGGAGTAAACACGATATATCAAGGTGACCTTCTCTTTACGGATGACAAGAAAATGGAGAGCATAAACGGTGTGAAGTATATTACATTCACGCCAAATACGATTACCTATGCCGTTCCAAGTGATAGTGACTTGGCACAGAAAATCAAAAGGGCGAAAATGGGCATCGTCATTCATACTGAATATACAGGAAAAACTCTCGATACTCTTTCGGCCAAATTCAATATAGATGTATCAGACCATTTCAATGACGCTGATGTGTGGGTGCAGGATGCCTACTTCAGGGATGAAAGTGGTACGGTAAATTTCTCAAGGTCGGAAGTGGATAAAGTCAATGAACTGATTTCGGAGGCGGAAAGGGTTTCCAAATATGTCAAGGAAGATATCTTCAAGAAAATGAAGAGCTTCGGTCTTTATGAACTGTTCAGGATATTCCACAATGAGAACATCAAGAACGCCCAAGCATTACGCTCGATCACTTCCTATTATGAAGATTTTATGTTCTTCATAAAAAGAAGGTATGAAGAACAGGCTGAGCAGGTGAAATCACCAGAGGCCAAGAAAAGAAGAATGGAAATGATAGATTCTGCTCATCATTTTCTTCATAAATATAAGAGAGAAATAATGGGATTACTGTATCTTTACCTGATTTTCATCCGCCTGAAAAATATTTTTGTAAGGAAATTCGGGGAAATCAGTAACATCGGAACATTCATCCGTAGTGGTGATGGATACAATGTCACAAAGCCGGAAGGTTTCTGTGTTATTGACAAGTCTGGTAACATATTGAAACTGGTTGACAGGCTTGAATTTTCAAGGGCAAATTTTACATTGGAGAAGAACTGGTAGGAGGAAATAGAAATGGGATATTTTACGAATGATACAGAGGAAGTTAAAAAACTACAGGAAATATACGAATCTCAGATTTCCGAGGGTTATTTAACAGCAGCCCAAAGCATGAACAAAAGTTGAAAAAAGTAGAGAAACGATATTGACAATCGCCCTGCTATGGCGTATATTAAAGGAGAAAACTAAATGAAGGTGAAATCTATGAAGGTTGTTCGAGTGACGAAAACAGAGTTCGAGTTAGAGGACGGGAGAGTTTATGACCACCCAATCGAACTTGAAGACGTTCCGTCTCTTGAGGGGTTTCAGTCTTTGTACGACGAATGGGTAAAGAAGTTTCAGGAGATGTTTGGGAGTGAAGATGGAAAGACTGATAACAGTTAGTGATGCAGCCCAGAGGCTTGGAGTGACTAAAAAGACACTCCAAGTTTGGGATAATGACGGGAAGCTAATCGCCCTACGCACGGCAGGTGGTCACCGTCGTTATCGCCAATCTGATATAGAGAAACTTCAAGGCACTGTACGAGAATCAGCGTCTCAGAACCAAGTGGCGGTCTACGCCAGAGTTTCCTCCCAAGACCAGAAACAGAAGGGTGACCTCGACCGCCAAAAGGTGAGGCTTCTCGAACACTGTGCGGTAAAGGAATACAAGGTAGAAGCAGTGTTGGTAGACGTTTGTTCAGGTATGAAAGCCAAGCGACCACATCTAAAGAAACTGTTCAAATTGGTAGCAGACCATAAAATCAATTTGGTTGTGATTGAATATAAAGACCGATTAACTCGATTTTGCTTTGAGGTCTTTGAAGCATTCTTCAACAGCCACGGTGTCGAGATTGAATGCGTTGAAGAGGTCTTTCCAAAGAGCTTTGAGAACGAGTTGGTTGAGGACATGTTGTCGCTCCTAAGCAGCTTCTCATCTAAAATATACGGAAAAAGAAGTGCAGAGAACCGCAGGAAGAAAAAAGAGGCGGAACAGGAATGATACGGCGTGTAGAGCATACATTGAAGTTCGCTACGGCGGCGAAGCGGCAAAAGCTGGATTCGTTCTTTGCCGAGTATGCTCGTGTTGTCAACGCTTTCATCGCGCTGTACTGGAGCACCGATAAGTTGCCCGGAAAGGCTAACGCCGAGGTATATGGGAAGATTGATTCGTGGATGATGGGCAAAGCTCGGAAATGTGCCGCCAATCAAGCGATAAAGATACTCAAGTCTGTAGCAAAGAGGGATAAGCAGAAGATTTATCAAGCGTACAAGAAAGCCTACAGCAAAGCAAAAGAGCGTAATCGTGATATACTCGGTATTCTGTCTGCAAGATGGTCTGAGTGGTCAAAAGGAATGGCATTTAGGCACCGAATAAAGATGCCGGTGTTCAATGGAAACACGATTGACCTGAACTCCGACCTTGTGCGTATTCAGGGTGCGGACAAGTCTTCGGAATTTGATTTATGGATACGCTTAGGCAGCATCTTCGGCAATCGGGAAAGTCTCATACTTCCAACGAAGCATCACGAGCGAAGCAGACACTTTGAGAAGGCAGGGTGGACGCAGCGGAAGTCCATATGCCTCCGACGAGATAGTCAGGGCAGATACTATGCTGATGTGTTTTGGGAGAAGGAAGACCCAAAGGCAGGTCAGCAGGGGCAAGCTGTTGGTGTAGACATCGGGATAAACAAACTGCTGACCACCAGCGATGGAGAAGAGCTTGGAACGGAGTTACGTTCAAAGCTGGACAAGCTGAACAGGAGAAAACAGAACTCACGTAATTGGAACCAGACGAGGAAGGAGATTAAAGACTACATCGGATTCGTGACCAACAGATTCCCTTGGGATACTGATGTTGTGGTGATGGAGAATATCCTGAACATAACACAGAAGACAAGAGGACGCGTTGGAAAGGCGACCCGAAAGTTACTTGGTCACTGGAATATAGATTTGTTGTACAGGAGAATGGCGGATAAGGCAGAGCAACACCGTGTGTTTCTCGCCTTTGTAGAACCTGCGTATTCTTCTCAAACGTGCAATTCTTGCCGAGCAATCGACAAGAAGTC